AGCGTAACCTTGAAGGCCTCTCTCAGAAGTATGACCTACTTCCGGAGTGGCTACGGCAGTTCATCCCGCTCTGGGAAGAAACAAGCCGTACAGAAGGCCACAGATATGATTATCTGGTTGGTCTTCTGTCCCAAACGAGGGGGTGTGGAACACCTCCTCCTTTGGTGATCCTGCAGGCCAAGATAAAATTCTTGAAAGTCGTGCAGGACCCACCAGCTCCTCTTTCTGCTACGCAGAAGGGGCTGGTGCAGGCTGCTCTGGATGAGACTCTAAGTGATCTCCCAGACAGCGCGTTCACCGGACTCTCGACTAAGTCGAGAATCACGGTGGCTACCACCGCCTGTTGGGAAAAGACCCGACAGGAAGGTGGCACACTCGAGGAAATATCAGAACTGGTATATCCTGGAGCGTCCGGTATGACTGCACCTGTAAGGGACCTTCATACCGGAAAGGTGGTCAGCCGTATGACTATGTCAGACGGCACCATCGGCGAGTACGTTTTCTGGCTGTGCCTAGATAACGTCCTTCGGACACCACCGGATAAGCTCCGTAGAGCTTACCTGACAGTGGTGAGAGAGCCGGGTAAGGGTAGATCCGTTACCAAGGCCTCTGCTTGCCTCAAGATCGTGTTAGATCTTGTTAGCAAGATCTCGGCAGTGCCTCTAGAAAGAGGCATACCGAGCTCCCACTCGGGGATGGGCAAAGCCCACCACGGGTGGAACTTCTTCCTTGAACTGATGTCAGTTCAAAGGAAAGAAGAACTCTTCTCTGTCGCAGAGCGCGACGAGAGAGAGTTTGCGGACCACGTCGAAAGGCTCGACGTGTACGCAGACCTTTTCGTGTCTAGTACAGACTACGAAACGGCCACCGATTATCTTAACCACGACGTGGCTAGGATGCTCGGGGATGGGTGGATGCGACGATGTGGCATACCACCCCTCCTCCGTTCGATAGTGTTGGCTACATGTTACCAACCTCGAACGGTGTTCTTCAAAGGTACTGGACCACTGGCCCAGTTTGGAGAACCTGAACCGGACGCAGGTCAAGACGT